TTCTGTCCATCTACAGTATTAGGATAGGGAGATAAATTACCATTTATCGCAGGAGTATACGAACTGTTAAATGCTATGACTGTATCATAATTACAGTTTCGCTTAACTATACTTACCAATTCCGACCAATAAGGGGCCCATTCTTCATCCCATTTTATAGACTGATATGCTCCCTGCTGAAATTCTATTATATCCCAATTTTCATTTAGTGCATCTTTAAAATTTGCAGTAGTCTGCTCCCAATCTGAGCCATTTGTTGATTTCCAGCAGTCTACGGATTCATTATTATTATATCTATCTATCCATTGAGAAAAATAAGCTCCTCCTGTATAGAACCCTGTTATTTCTGCTTCAATCCCTGCTGATTTTATAATTTTATTCAGATACCACCATGTGCACATGTTCCATGACGACCCAAAGCATAATAATCTTAACTTATGCGCACTGTCACGCCGGACTATTGGATTATTGAAAATTTGTGGAACAACATTATCAACCGAATCCAGTATAACCCATTTGCCATTGTTTCTAACATAGCTCTTTCCGTCCTTGGGTGCATCTTCAATATAATTCCCATTAGTACCAACATTATATAATGTACCTGTCTTCTTTAAAATCATGGGCTGCAATTTCTGAGAGTTGACGGAGCTTAATATAGTACCGCTAATTGGCATTAATAATATAGTATTTACAACTATATTAATGTAGAAGGCTGGCTCACTAGAATCACCTAACTTCACCGAAGCTCTGAAATGTTCTATTTCCCCTTTATAACGCGGTCCTCTATATTGAAAGTTATATTTATTATTATATGTTTCTTCTGTTGTTTCTCTGAAATATATAATAATTCGTGCATCATTATCTTCCCCAAAACCATAGCCATTATAAGCCCTTAATTGTGGCTGCCGACTGTCCCACCAAGTCGGTTTACCATTCGGAAATTCAAACCATATATCCTTTAGCGTTTTACCGATTAAACTTAAATCCACGTCTATATCTGAAAGTTTACCGTTGAACTTATCGAACCAAGACAATGTAGATGGAAATTCTTCAAGAAGTCTAACTCTGTCACCTAAATTTTCTTTTTCCCCGGACGCACCAATATCAGTCCAATTGGAAGTATCTGTCCAATTTGCAACAGAGCTGCCTATAAATTGTTCCGTAACACTTTCTTTTTCAGATATTTTATATATTATAATCAGCCCTATTTTCCTTATGTCAACAGGCACTGCTTTACGGGCTGTTGTTGATGTGTAATATGATCCGGACAATGGTATGAAGTAATCTAAATTATATACACTTTCACCTTTTCTTAATTGTTCTATATCTCTTCTTAACGGCGTAAATGTAAAGACATTAAAATAATTGTTGCCATTGGCAAGATAGCAGAAAGAAACAAAACCATCTTGGGCAAAAGTATAATATATTTCTTTTTCATTAATTGTTTCTATTACGGAACCACTTGAATTATATATGACGCAAGCACTAACCCCTACAGCGGATGGAATATTGCTAAAATTTGCCCTAAAATGATCACCCTTTATTATTGGTATTTTAAAATATGTATTCCATCCACCTGCGTCCTTTAAAGTCCCATTTGAATACAAGCTTTTATTTGTAGCAATATATTTATCGAATAGCGTGATTTCTCTTGCTTGTCTTTCCAACTCGGATATTTCCGTAGCCAGACTCTTACGCGTTTTGGAATTGACTACCGCATCATAAATAGTAGCTGGGAATATGGTTTGACCACCCTTGGTTAACTTGTGCATTTTTGCCATAATATCTCCTGTTTTTAGCCTAAGTTCCGCCGGAACTTGGATGATAAGCTGAATATCAATTGATAATATCATTTTATTGAATAGTGGTAGATATTCAGTAGAAATAAGTGTTTGTATGTTAATATTTCTACTAGATTTCTACTATTGGGTTTAGCAGAAAGCTTTATAATTAATTTTTCTTGTCTTTTTTATTGTCATATCGTGGCAATGGATTTAAGTAATTCTGCAACAATGACGCAAGTAAATAGACATATCTTTGGAACAATATATTTTATAATCAAGACAAAGTAATGAAAGACGTAATTTACAATTTTATCAACGAGCACATGATGATACACATTGTACTGATAGCCTTGTGTATCGCAGCCACTATCGGCGCAATGTTCGTGGATCTGGTCTCAGGAATAATGAAGGCCAAACAACGCGGGGAGGCAAGAACATCCACGGGGTATAAGAAAACAGCCATCAAGGCGAAGAAGTATTTCACTCCATTTATAGAGTTGTGCTTCATTGATCTGTTATGCTGTGTGGTTATCCCCTTTCCTGTTTTTTCAATGATTTGGACGGGTTACTGCATTTTCTGTGAGTTTAAATCAGTTCGTGAAAAATCATGGGAAAAAGCGGAGTTGCGCAAAGCAGAAAAGACAATGAGTGTGATCATCGAGAACAAGGATGATATTGCCAAGATCATGGCTCAGATACTATTTGACAACGAAAATAAAAAGGAGGATAAGAAATGAAGTTTTTTACGATTGCGGAACTCTGCAAGTCAACAACTGCTGACCGCTTGGGTATCAACAACAGATGCAGACAGGAGCATGTGACTGCTCTGACTGCCTTGGTGGATAACGTACTGGACCCGTTACGCACATGGTGGGGAAAGCCTATAACAGTAAACAGTGGCTATCGCTGTCCGGAACTTAATGCAGCTGTCAAGGGAAGCAAAACCTCGCAGCACATGAAGGGGGAAGCTGCTGATATTGACACTGGGGACAGACTGCAAAACAAGTTGTTGTTTGAGTATATCCGAAAGAACCTACCCTTTGATCAGTTGATTGATGAGTCTGATTTTGCATGGGTTCATGTCAGTTACCGGGCTGATGGGAATAACAGGATGCAAGTTCTTAAGTTGTAGACTATGTTGGCTAAGGTTATGAACTGGGTAAGCCGGCATATTTTGCTGGCTCCCTTTATGTGTCTGTTCCTGCTGTTTGCCTGTGGCAGCTCGCATAAGGCTGTCAAGTCAGACACTAAGATTATACAGAAAGATAGTACACGTGAATCTGTCAACATCGTACACGGATCAAGTACGTCTTTGAGCGAACTCATTACCACTAATGGCAACTATGTGATTGATTTCCGTATCCATGATACCCGAAAACCGCCCGACAGTCTGACCGGGAAACCTCCGTTATTGGCTGACGGTCATGTGGAAAGTGATTTCAATAAGAATGAAAAGAAGGAAACTGTAGTCAATGACAGTACGGAGGTAAAAGCTGATAAGGAAGCCACTTCCACCAAACATGAGGAAACTAAGACTGAAGAGGTAAAGGATAAAAAAGAATCCACGCTGCCTGAACAAATCAGTTTTGCCTGTGTTTGTGTAACCGTTTTGATTGTCGTCATGTTGGTGGTACGGAAACATTGGGGTAACAGACAATCTTCATCATAAGACTTTAAATTTATAAATTGGACTGCCCCGGCTTGCATAAGTCGGGGCATTATTGTAAGTTTGTACTGCTAACTTGAAAATAAACACTATGAATGTAGAAGATGATACCTTAGTCATTGTTAGAGGCATAAATGATGACTTTTTTAAAGAGAACTTTGGTAATTTATGCATTAGTTTTGGTGGAGATTCACGTGCTGTTCCTGTTAAGGATGCCTATTATGTCGGTTTATATTTAGGTGCACCTGATTCAGCAATAACCCATATTGGAATAGTTGAAAAAATAGAACGTGGTGATACGCCTTTATATGCCGATTTTTATTTGAAAGCAGTAATTCGGTTAAATCATCCGGTTGACCCGGGGCACCAGATAAGGAAGCATGAATATTGGGACTTGTCCGATTTTAAATTAGAACCAGCACTTATGGAAATATTGAAAGTAACATTACTCAATATTAAGGTCTGAAACTTTTGCAGTCAGAGTACCTTGTATGCCGGATAAATCTTTTTATTAAAACCGAATTTTATCTATCGCTATCCTTTGGGGTTGAGTATTTTACGAAAAACTAAATATTTACTTTATAAAAGAGAATATCTATGGATGAAAATTTAAAAAAATTTATAGATCAATCCATTAAAAGTCTGGAATTTATAAAAAATCATGGAGCAAAAGAATATAGTTATGATTTTGATTGTTCTGAATTAGATAATCAGTATCTGACTGTAGACATCACCAAGTCAGAAGCGTACAAGAAAAAATTTGATTCTCTAAAGGAGATTAAAGGACCTGCTGTTTATTGGTTTGAAATAACTTCTAATACTAACCAGTCAGACCTTGTCAATGCACTGGAGGACTATTCTAGAAAAGATAACCATAGGGCTGTTCCGGTTATAAAAAAAACATATTGTGCTACAAGCAATTATTTATATGTCGGAAAGGTCAAAAAGAATTTCTATAGCAGGATTGTTCAACATTTAGGGTACTTTAAAACAGCTGCTACTCAGGGATTACAACTTTGTCATTGGGGGAATAATTTATCACTTAAATTAAAACTTCATGTAATTGAATTCAATCGTGATATGGAAGATATGATGCCTGCAATAGAGCAGCATTTTGCTCAAGTTTTAAAGCCATTGGTAGGCAAACATATATAACATAAATAAATTTAAACAGCTTAGGATAGATAATAAATAATTGTTTCTTTATTTACAGAAAATTTTATTATGATAAAAGACGAATATACAATTGAGAATGATTATCCTTTAATGGAATCTATAAATCATTATGCAAAGATTTCAAATAATGACGATTATAGATATAAGTTTATAGAAATCATGAAACGAATAGAAGCGGAAGATGTTGTTTTTCTTTCGGATTTATTGTTATTGGAAACAGAATTCAAATGCCCTATTAGAGTACAACTAGTGAAAGGTTCCGTTTTTTATTTAAGAGAACAGATAAGTCGGATTTCGGAAGTAAACCGCTTTTTAGGAAGAAGAATTGGAAAAAATAGAGACAGGAAGTTGGATTTTAATCATCTCCGAAATGCCATTAATGCAACTTGGTAAGATAAAAAACTAAGGCAGCCGAATAAGCTGCCTTTGACTTTTTGAACAAATTATATATTCAACTGGAGAAAGAATAGAATTTTGCGTATTTTTGCCCTGTGATTTTGGAGTAGAGCTAATCTCATAATAAAAGTTTGGGAGGGGTGTCGTAATGCACGATGCCCCTCTTTTTTTGTAATACGTAATAATGTGACAACAAATATTTTTAGAAATAGGCAAATCCATTAGTATTTTGTTCAATAAAATGTGAAGTAGATTGTCAAAAACGAAACTAATCTGAACCGTTCCGGCTTGTGATAAGTAGGGACGGTTTTATTGTAGAATCGAATAAAAACCTTATCTTTGCATTGCGTTACATTTTGAAGTGATCGAGGCGTTGTCTCGTATTGAGCTACAGACGATTATTATTGCCTGTAGCTTCTTCATATACGGTTCTGACCCCCGTGTGGAATATTAATGTATCCACTGTTTCGATCACGGAATGTAACGCAACGGGAAAGCGGAACCGTTTTCTTTTTCTGCTGCTAACGCAATTCTCATATGTCAAAATTCCCCCCCCAACCACTTATCAGCTATCCAAAAAGTTTATAGGCTATGGACACTATGAACTTACAATTTCTTCCTCTGAGGGCACAAAAACGATTGTCACAGGGAGTATGGACTTGATAGAACGGCTAAACTCAGAGATAGACAAAGAAAAAGAGGAAGCGACTGCCGAAGCAATCGCTCTAGTTCTTAAATCCTCACTTTAGATTATCTAAAATCTTTCTTATGGCTTCATCAGCATGTTTTCTCATAATTCTGACATAATTAAAGATCGGTCTGTTGGATTTCATGCTTTGGCCTATACAATACTCCAAAGTTTCCAATGGTATGCCCAGCTCAAAACCATGTTGGACAAAGGATTTACGAGCTGAATAATATACGACATGCGATTCTATCTCCAGCCTCTCCCCTAGCCTTATAATTTCTTTTGTTACATAGTTACGAAAATTAGGATAAGAGTATTTATAACCAAAATCAAGCTTTCCATTACGCCCCATCCATCTTTTGATAATCGGTTTTGCTTCCTCAGGAATAGTGAAGCTGATCTTCATATCACCTTTCTTTGTGTTTTTTGATTTTTCACGTACATATTCCATAATTTTCGCATCTTTGAAATTGTATTGCATCAAGTCCATCAGATTGATACCTCCTAGATAATACGAAAGCATGAACACATCCCTGGCAACACGCTGAGACTTCTCTTTTATCTCCGCATCCCTTATCTTCTTTACGTCAGCTACCGAGATATCACGCTCTTTAGGCATTCCTGCCGGTCTTTCATAATATTCAAAAGGATGCGTGTCATATGATACTTTTTTATCCCTTATTGCTTGATTGATTATTGCCTTCAAATGTGCCATGTGCATACCACAAGTAACAGGAGCCAGCCTTCGGACATTCTTTAGATAAATGTCAAAGTCCTTTATGGTCCGGGGAGTAATTCCATCAAGCATTATATCATATTTGACAAACTCAATGAAGTAATCACTCGCCCTTTGATATAAGGAAGCAGTGGTCCTTCTCCCCTCTTTAATCAAATTCTGCATATAGTCAGCCGAAGCAACACTATAAGAGATAGCTCCCTGCTTTACCGAGGACAAGTATTCGACAAGTTGGGTACAAGTATAGGATGATGTGTTTATTTTATCCAAGGCATCCTGATATGAATTAAGTATTCCACGTAATTTAGCATTGACATGTGCAGCATCAGGAACACCTACCACCTGCCCTCCCTTAAAATTAGCAGTATTATCTATTTCAAATCGGGTAACGATGTATCTTGTTTCCTGTTTATGACCAATTGCTATACGAATTCTGTGTTTGCCGTTTTTCAGCACCTTGGCCGGAACAACGGCAGCTTTAAGAGTTGTCATAATTGTTCTGGATTCGTTTTAGACAAGTTCTTTTTGCCAAAAGTGGCACAAACTGTCTTTTTTTTATCCAAAAACGAAAACTGGAGAAGCTTAAGAAAGCACAAACCCCTCTGAAACAGAGAGGTTTGTAAAGTGGAGCATGCGAGACTCGAACTCGCCACCTTTAGACTGCCAGTCTAACGCTCTAGCCAGATGAGCTAATACCCCGAGAAATAATAACGATGCAAAGATACATAGAAAATCAATAATACAAAGCTTTTGGGAAAGTTTTTTTCTCATGTAAACAAAATTTTTATTTGTCACTTTTGCGCCAAAGAGTTACTTTTGCGTGAAATTGTTTCAACATAGTTTCAACATACATACACGATTATGGCAACATTCAAATATGAAATATTTAAAGATAGGAAAAGAATAGATGGCACTTACAACGTTAAGATAAGAGTCACACACAATAGGAAGCTTAAAAGGATTCCCACTTCCATATATGTTACGAAAGAAGATATAACCAAGGGGTTTAAAATCAAAAATCAGTCCATCTTAGATGAATTAAATAACATCATATCCATATATCGGAGCAAGTGCAACCTGTTGTCATTGCTCATAAACGATATGGATATAACAGAACTTGTGGAGCATATAACCAAAACTGATGAATCATCTCTAAAAATAGACTTCATTTCCTACGCCCGCAAATGGATAGATGAGAACAGAGAGAAGCATGGAATCAATGTGTATTCCTGCATGGTAAACTCTTTAACAAAATTCCTGGGACGGGAGAAATTGGATTTTAAGGAGATAAATTACAAATTCTTGAAATCGTATGAAGAACATCTCGGTCAAAGACGTGCACTCTCTTTATATATGGGAGCAATCAGGCATTTGCATAACGAAGCTAAAAAAGAATATAATGATGAAGAAGCAGGGGACATAAAGATACCATGGTCTCCATTTACCAAGTATTCTATACCTAATATAATATGTACCCGCGAAAGAGCTTTGGACGCAGATACTATCAGAGCCATATACAACCTGCCATATATACTCACTAAAGATAAAAAGGAGAAGGATTGCAGATTTAATTTTGCAAAGGATATGTTTATATTATCCTTTTGCTTGATGGGTATGAACTCGGCAGATTTGTTTCTTTGTGACACTATAAGCGAAAGCAAGGGAACGCTTACAATCACATACAACAGGGCAAAAACTGCAACAAGAAGGACTGATAAAGCAAAAATAAGCGTTAACATTCATCCCTTCATATTGCCCATATACGAAAAGTATAAGGACGTATCCGAAGAAAGAGTTTTTAGGTTATATAAAAAGTATTCCACTTATGGCAGACTCAATGTTGCCATAAATGTAGGTTTGAAACAGATAGGGAAAGTTCTTGGCATTGAAGATTTGGAATTTTACGCAGCCCGGCATTCTTTCGCTTCCATCGCACGAAACGATTTAAAAGTGGACAAAGGTACAGTAGGAGAAGCACTAAATCATGTAGATAAAGAGAACAGAATGACAGATCTATACATAAAAAAAGATTTTTCCGTAATTAATGATGTTAACAGTAGGGTTATTGATTATGTTTTTAACCCCGATATGATGAAAGGGTAAATGTAAGGCAGCTTATTGGACCGCCTTTTCAAGGTTCTCTCTGATTTGTTGGAGCATTCGGAAAGCTCCGGCCATCTTATAGTTGCCCAGACATTGCTTAGCCTGCATGATACAACTTTCAACAGTAAGTTTCAAATCCGGGGTAAAAGCCGCTTTGTTAATCTGCATTTCTTTTGGAAGTTCATCAGCATGGTTATTGAACCATACGATCATTTCATTCAATTCCTCTTCGGAATAAGATTCTTTTTCAGCCATGATACATAAGTTGATGTTAATAGTGTGCAAAGATAAAGGAACATATAATTCATGGGTTATCTTTTAACAGAAATATTATCAAAATAAAACCGTCCCTACTTATCACAAGCTGGAACGGTTCAGATTAGTTTCGTTTTTGACAATCTACTTTATTTTTCAAGAACAAAACAATGACGAATTTGTTCAAAGGGATTTGCCTATTTCTAAAAATATTTGTTGTCACATTATTACGTATTACAAAAAAGGAGGGCATCGTGCATCACGAGCCCCCCAGTCCAATTTATAAATTTAAAGTCTTATGATGAAGATTGTCTGTTGCGCCAATGCTTTACTATCAGTATAACGACAATCAAAACGGTTACACAAACACAGACAAAACCGATTTGTTTAGGCAGCGTGGATTCTTTTTTATCCTTTACCTCTTCAGTCTTGGTTTCCTCATGTTTGATGGAAGTGGCTTCCTTATCAGCTTTGACATTTGTAGTATCGGTTACCACCGTCTGTTTATCCTCCTTCTTGTTGAAATTACCTTCCACATGACCGTCAACAAGTAACGGAGGTTTCCCGGTCAGACTATCGGGCGGTTTTCGGGTATCATAGATACGGAAATCAATTACATAGCTGCCATTAGTGGTAATCAGTTCACTCAAAGAGGTGGTTGATCCATGTACGATGTTGACCGATTCGCTGGCACTGTCCTTCCTGATTACTTCCGTGTCGGACTTGACAGCCTTATGCGAGCTGCCACAGGCAAACAGCAGGAACAGACACATGAAGGGAGCCAGCAATATATTCCGGCTTACCCAGTTCATAACCTTATTATATAACCACATCATAAAATCTGCATGATGATTGAAGCGGACACAGCGACAGTAATTCCAATTCTCCATGCCCATTCAAGGCGAGATTTTTTAACCGCTTCACTCGTGATAATGAGTCTGCTACGCAAGTTGTCAGTATCTTTCACAAAAAATCCTGGTTCTTTTTCCATAGTGGTAGTTATTAGAGTTTCAAAACTTGTTTCCTGTTATCCCCATCAGCCCGAAAACTGACGTGCACCCAAGCGAAGTTAGACTCGTCAATCAACTGGTCATAGGGCAGGTTCTTGCGGATATATTCAAATAACAGCTTGTTTTGCTGACGGTCTCCTGTATCGATGTCGGCTGCTTCCCCCTTCATGTGTTGCGAGGTCTTACTTCCCCTAACGGCCGCATTAAGTTCCGGACAGCGATAACCACTGTTTACTGTTATAGGCTTTCCCCACCATGTGCGTAACGGGTCCAGTACGTTGTCCACCAAGGCAGTCAGAGCAGTCACATGCTCCTGTCTGCATCTGTTATTGATACCCAAGCGGTCAGCAGTTGTTGACTTGCAGAGTTCCGCAATCGTAAAAAACTTCATTTCTTTTCCTCCTTATCTTTAATTAATGTAGCCCTGCGTGGTGGAATACGACGGCCGCATTCGCTGTCGGGCCTGTCACAACGGTTATGTTCGGCATCTTTCAATTGCAGTTCCAGCTCGTGGCACTTATGAATCCATGCCAGCTTATCAGACTGTTCATTACGAAGCTCAACGTATAACGCATCAATCTTGGCGTCACGCTGGGCGATACGTTCTTCCAGCCAGTCAACCTGCTTGCGCTCGTTCTCATCCTCCATTGAATCGGCGGACGCATCCTCTTTCCGTGCGTTAGTCTTGCGGTTCACCCAGAACGTGACACCCCAACGGACAGCCTCCAATCCTCCGAAAGCCCCGATTATAGCCAACCAGTCGTTTAATTCCATTCTGTCTATTGTTTATCTGATTATAATACTACTTCAAAGATATGTCTATTTACTTGCGTCATTGTTGCAGAATTACTTAAATCCATTGCCACGATATGACAATAAAAAAAGAGCCCGATGACAATATTTATTGCCATCAAGCTCCTGGTTACACTGCAAAGATAGTGAAAACTATTCCATATTCAATCCATATTGAAAAAAATAATCAGGAGCAATATTTCGATTATCCGAAGAATTTAAAGAGTCACAATATTAATAGAAAACAAATAGGATTCATGAAATCTACCGGTTGTCTATAAAATCAGATGTTCTCAAGCCTTTATCGGGAAACATCTTTACTTTTTTCCTTTTCCTTTGAACATTTTTCAAGTCACGCACAATGGTGCTGGAAAGTACCTCCGAATAAATCTGTGTGGTCTTTACGGAAGTATGTCCGAGCAGCTTCTGGACTGTTGTAATCGCAACTCCCTGATGAACCAGCAGGGTGGCACAGGTATGACGGCTCACATGGTAGGTTATCCGTTTTTTGATACCACACAACCCGGCCAGCTTTCGAAGCTGCTTATTCACTTCCGAGTTACAGGGTAGGGATGCAAAACTTCCGATATCCGGATAACGGTCAAGAATGCCCAATGCCTTGCTTTCAAACAGCAGATGTAACGGCAGACGGATATCCACTCCTGTCTTGACAGATTTGAAGTACAGCCACCGCTTGCCGTTTATCCTAATGAAATTCTCAGGTGTGAGCTGGCGGAAGTCAGAATAGCGCAATCCGGTATAACAGCAGAACAGGAAGGCATCGAGCACATGGCGCATGGATTCCTCTTCCACCTCGACCGTTTCCAGCTTCTTCAGCTCGTCCGGGGTAAGAAACTCATGTCTGCCTTTCTCCTGTTTGATTTTGTACTTTCTGAACGGATAAGCGTCGGCGTGCATATATCCCTGGT